CTCGGCTTTTTAGCTGCTCACCTCTCGCTATCAACATGCTCTTCAGAAAGTACTTCGGCGCATACATTGTCCTGGCAAACCAGAACTGTACCCAGCTCCCAAGCGCGGTTGGAATCAACCCATTGGGGCATGACTGGACTGCACTAGCTCAGCGTCTCCTTACAAAAGGAGATTGCCATATTGCAGGAGATTACAAGTTCTGGGATGGAAAGCTTCTCGGTGCCGTAATGGGTGCAGTGGTCGAACAGATCATTAATCCCCTTTACCGACGGTCCGGAGGAACTCAGGAAGACGACAATGTGCGCATTCGGCTCATCGAGTACGCAATTCACACGTACACGCTATTAGGAAACACCCTCGTCCAGAAACATCAAGGAAACCCTTCAGGGATCCCCATCACCAGTGACCTGAACAGTCTCTGTAACTGGGTCTACATGATCGTGGCTTTCATTAACATCAAGAAAGCTCATGGGTTCTGTGACAACTGCAAAGAAGTCAACATTACTCAATTTCACGACTATGTGGCCGCAACTTTTTACGGAGATGACCATGACATGAGTGTGGCGAGTCAGGCTCGCTGTTTCTTTACCTTTAACACTGTTCGACAGTTTTTCGCTGATCACGGTGTCACTTATACTGACGCTTTGAAAAGAGGAGGAATCTGTCCTGACTTCCAAAACCTCGAGGAGATCTCGTATCTCAAAAGAATGTTTGTGAAAGACGGCGGAATGTACAAGGCCCCACTTGAAATGGATTCCATCAAAGACCAGCTCAATTGGGTGAAAAAGACGAACGACCCGAACGCGGCACTGCTCCAAAATGTGGAGAGTGCAATGAGAGAGTTTATGATGCACGGAAAAGCAGAGTACAATGCAGCTGCGCAAGCGGTACAATCTGGCCTCGAGAGTTTGCAGGAACAAGACCTAGCTATATCATCCCGAACGTTTGAAATGCCCGCCTTCAGCTACACCCAAGAACACCAAAGGTGGAGAGAGGGAATGTTTTAATTCTATCGAATCCGCAGTCTTCGGGCTGGCGGTCCCCTACTGGCACTGATCTTACCATTTGGCTTGGTCGATCAGAACTTGCAATAATTTTTGGCTATTTGTTGCAAGTCTCAATTGGAGTTGTACTGTGTTAGTTC